TTGAGCGACTTGCCCTGGCGCTGGATGTAGACCGAGCCAGACTCCACCGACTGTACCCGAGTGCCAGGCTTAATCCCATTTCTGCTGACGTTCTTAAACGTAAAGGTCAGCGGCGTGATCGGATCAGTACCCTGCTGCGGTACAAAGAATTCACCGCCGGTGGTAAAGACTTGAAAGTCACGCGAGCTAATAATGTCGGTGATGACGTTCAGATCGTTGGTATCTAGCGTCGCCTCGACCGCATCATCGTCCAAAGATTCAAACGGCACAAAGTCAAAGAATAGCCCGATCTTGCTGCCCCACACGGTCGATGGCCGCGACTTGCTGCCGCCAAAGTACAGCCGCCCTTCATGGAAAGTTACCGACCGTGGCCAGCCTTTGGTGCTCGACCAGACATCTTCGTAATTGTGCTCAAGCTCCCAGCGGCCAGCATCAATGGCCGTGGTGTTAAAGAATGGGTATTCGGTAACAGCTTCGACCACTGTTGCTGATATGTACCTGGTAATCCTTGCCCGACCCTGTGGGCTGGCATTGACGTACTGATTGACTGATTCTGTTGTCCAGGTGGTAACTGAGTAATTGCTTGCGCTAGTTGGCGTTGTCGTCCATGCCGGGGTTACCGTCGCCACCTTGGTGCTGCCGACGTAGTCCTCAATAATCCTGATCTGGCCAGCACCTGTGCCGCTGGTGATCGTGACATACATGCCGTTATAGATGTCATCGGTCGCACTGGCCGTTGATTTCAGCGTGATGGTGGTACTGGTGCCAGCCTGTGCCGCGCCGCTGTCGTGGTGCGTTGTAGAGGCTGTCAACGTGATGTTTCCAGACACGGCTGATGGTGTCAGCGTTGATCCATTGTTTGTGTGGAAATCAATGTTGAATGCGTACTTAGGAATGCTGTCAAAGGTGATCGTGGTGGCCGTCCAAGCTGTGTCGCTGGTGCGTGTTATGCGCACTGGCTGCAGGTCGGGATGCACCACAATCAGCGTGTCAGCCGACTGCGTCCAGCACATATCGTCAACAATGCTGCTGCCGATGGTGGTGGTCAAGTAACTGTTTCCGCTGCCGTTGATGTTGGCCTGTACCACGCCATTCTTGATGATATACATGCGGTTATGCGTAAAGCACAGCATGTAGGAATCGTCCACCGAAAATGAAAACGGCACCAGGCGCACGCCATTGCCCGCAGACTCTGTGCTGGTATTGGGCAGCTCAAGGATATGCTTTAAGCCTGGGCGGCGACGCAGGCCACCTTGCGGCTGGATCAAGACATTTGTCGCCTTGGCCAGCGCATTGCCATACTGCTGCAGGTCAACCCGCGCACGCAGCAACGGGTCGAGCTCGCCCGTCGAGAAGTTCGTTGTAAAGTCAACGAAGCGGGCCATCAGTTCCTCACCGAAACCAAGGTGTAATCTTCAATAACGCGCACCGGCTGATTCTTGCCATCAATCACAGCAGCCTGCCGGAAGAATCCACCGCGCCCATTTTCAGCAGGATCGCCAACAGCAATCTGCCGCCAGCGCAGCGTCTTGTCGCCCTGTTCTGTAATTGGCTCGGCGATGTGCCAGGCAATCATGTACTTCAGCAGCTGCACAAAGTATTGCGGCATTGCATATTCTGGTGTCTGGTACTGGTAGTCGATATAGACCGACTCCAAATTCGTCAGCAGCTTGTCGCCGTGGATTTCCCAATCGACACTAATGAAGCCGCCAACTGCAGCGGTATCACGCACCGAGTGCGGGTTGCCAAGACGGTCACCAGGCAAAAGGTATTCATACTTCCAATAGCTGGTGGGCGTAGTAATCAGCCGCGCCAGCTGGATCTTCTTCATGGAGAACGACCAGGGGTGCATCATCAGGGTCGAATCTCGGATGTCTGGATATAGACGGTCGCAGACCGAGCTCTCGTCGGTGCCGTCGTTAAAAGATGAGATTGCCTTCGCGCCCAGCAGAATCAGCGCGTCAGAGCAAATCGAAACACCTGTATCGCCTGCTGCCATTGCAACCTCTTAATGTAAGAAAGGGCTGGCCTCTCGCAGAAACCAGCCCTTGATACTACATGATGACGACTTAATCGCCGTCGGTAGCCGACAGCGTGGTGCCGTCGGTTACGTCAACAACGCCGCTTGCGTTGGAAACGACATACACCAGAGTGACAACGGCGGTCGAGCCGGTCGAAGTCACGCAGTGGATAACGTCGCCCACTTCGAGCGTGTTGGCCAGCGCGTTGAAGTAACCCGCTGTGTTGACATCCGCGATAGCATCGGCTGTTTTGTAGCCGTACATCGACGGGGCGTTGCCTCGCTTGGAGGCACTGTAGGCTGTAAAGCCAGCTGCATCATAAGCCATGATTCAGCCCTCCTATTAAGCTGCAGCCGCAGTATCGCGGGCAGTGATTTTGACGATACCCTCTGCATCGATAGCAATCGAACCAGCCGAGAATAATGCGTTGACCAGCCAGCTGGTCTTTTCCGGAACATAGTTGATTTCGGTGCGAGGAGCGATGCCTTCTGCGTAGCCGATAGCGTCTTTGTGGAAAGCAAACAGAGTGCGATCCGACGAACCATCGATTGGCAGTCCACCTTCCGAGCGGTCACCCAAGACATGGAACGTGAAGCCCATGTACTGGTTGATCTCACCCTGAACCAGCGCCTTCACGGTGTTGAAGTCCGAGCTGGTGACCGAAGTCTGCTCGAGCATCGCTGCCAGCGAGTTGGCGTGGATGATGATGTGACGGCCATCAGATGGCACGTTCTTGGCGTTCAGGATCTTCGCAGCTTCGCGCAGCTTGGAAATGTTCATGTTGGTGTTCGAGCCACCAATTGAATTTGCCACGGTGCCGGTGCCGGAAGCGCCGTTCAGTGCGTCAAGGATCAGCTGATCCTGGCGACGGCCAATTGCAGCGCCAACCACTTGGGCGAGCTCAGAGCGCTCGTCGAAGTTGACCTTTTGCTGCGAGAAGATGTCCGAATATTCTGCAGCGTTCCAATCGGACAGCGTGCAGGTGACATTCGAGAAACCTACGTTCATTGGGGTTACATCAGTCTGCGTTACACGGGCAGTAGCCACGCCGCGACCGACTTTAGGGAAACGTACAGTAGAGCCTTCTACACCACGACGCTGACGCACAGCACCAACCAGCATTGCTTTGCCCTGGTAGGCTTGCTTAACTTCAGCATCGAACAGCGTAACAAAGGCATTGCTCAGAGAGATAGCCATGTTGACCTCGTTCGGTTAATTAATCAGGGTTTTGCGCGTCGGTGAGCCGCTGATGCGGGCCTTGCTTGCTGATTACGTCAGCCGGTCGGTGGCATCTCGCCACAAGTAAGGGTCGGTAAACCGGTAGGCCTTACCACAATTGTATTTGCTTTTTGGAAAAAAGCAATAAAAAAACCCCAGCACACAGGCTGGGGCAAAGTCGCGGCTGCAAGGTTACTCTTTTACATAGGTGCGAAACATGCGCTCGACCTTCTGCCGGTAGGCTGGGTCGCTATTGTATTTGGGATCGGCCACCATTGCATAAAGTTCATCTTTGCTGGGCGTACCCTCAAGCGGCGCTGACTCAATCGGGATGCGTCCTTCGTAGGCTTCGCGGATTTTCATCAAGGCATTCAAACCGCGAGCTGTGCCGCCCATGATTTTAAACTCCTCGAAATCATCCTTGCCCCAAACGCCCTTGTTAACCAGGCCGCGAGCCCAATCGACCATGCCGTTGACCACGGCACCGCCATTAGGGCCGAGCTTCTTCATTTCCTCGGCAGGGTCAACCATCTCGCCAGCCATCATCTCCTGCGCTTGGCTGCGCAACGATGTTGCTAGATCGTCAAACTGTGCTTGGGATAGTCCGTTCTCTTTCGCCCAGCCAGCAAGTGTCGTTGCCATCGGGTTGTCAGCAGAGTCCTCGCCGCCAAAAGAGGAAAGGTCGTACTTGCCATCAGCTGGTGCGTTGTGAGCGCCCTTGCTGATCTTGGCTCTCAGGTCGCGCCATGACTTGGCAATGCCTTCCAGGTCGGGCTCGTTGTTGTCTTTGTTCCAGAAGTTCTCAGGCCAGTAGTCTGGCCGCTCCAGCGGATCTTCTGCTGGCGCTTTGGTGGGGTCAGGTGGCCGGTGATCAATATCGACTGCCTGGGTGGCTTGCGCCGGGGTGTTGGGGTCATCGACTGTAACGCTGTCGAGTAGGCCGGATTGACCGGGCTCGACAGATGTTGTGTCTGTCATAAATTCCTCGCTTGATGAATCCGTGCTATGAGTTCTCGCACGACAGTCCTCTGCCCTTCAGCAAAGAATGCGTGCGATGGGTCGGTGCCTGGCACGGCAACAGGCACATCCACATACATCTGACGCAGCCAAGCCAGCAGCTTCTGGCCGTCTTCGGTGGCAAACACTCGCAGGCAAAGCCTGGCTAAGTCTTCCCGCTGCTGTTCTGCTGGCCGTATGTCAGCCGTTATTGCGTCGAGCTCATCCCAGCTCATTTGGGCATTTGCATTGGTTTTTCATTAACATCCGCGAATGGCGACTTGCCTTCCTTCATGCGCATCACCGCATGATCGACCGCCTTGTCCATAATTGAGCGCGGCATCTTTTCCATAAACATTTGAGATTGCGGATCTGATCTCATCAGGTAGTTGAGCTCAGACTTGTTGAGCGTCGGCACCACCAATGGAATTAGTGTTTCTTTGCCATTAAGACCAACGCCCACGCTGATCTCGGTCATGACGTTACCGTCTGGCCGCTTGATCTCGCCGAAGTAGCCGGAGCCTTTGGCCGTCTTATCTGGCCGCATTCCATAATCCATTACATTGCCCCTTCAGGCATCGCCCCAGCTTGTGCCTGCATGGCCATTGCCTGCGCCATTGCAGCCTCTTGCTGCTGCTGTTGCATAGTTTCCATCAGTACCGCACGCTCTGCCGCCGTATTGCGCACAGACGCTGGCACGCCCAGCTTGTCGCCAATGTAATCGACCACAGCATCAGTCTTGATTGCCAGTGCGCCATCGGTGCCAAAGCCTTGCATTAGCTGAGTGTACTGGATGATGGCGTTGACCTCTTCCATATTCTGCGCCATCGCCAGCGGTGCCACCGGCACCACCTTGGCCTCGAGGCCGTTGATGCGCAGAGGCATGTCAATCAGGCCGCGCTCGTCCATCACCTCGAGAATCTTGGCCACCAGCGGGATCATTGTCTCGTTGATCAGGCGACCAAATGCCGAGCCTAGATTCTGCGCGAGCTCCTTCATGCGCTCGACAATCTCGGTGGCCGACCGCGCCGACATGTTGTCCGGCGGCAGCGACTCATCCAGCAGAATGCGCTTGATGTTGGCTACCAGGTCGTTGATCACCAGCTGCGACACGTTGAAGTCACCAGAGCGGGGCAGCGCCTGCAGTGCTGGGCCTTGTGGGCCACCATTGCGAGCCACAGGAATAATCGCACCAGGCACCAGCTTGACCGTATTCGGGTTCAGCACACCATCGTCTGCCGCTGTGTACACACCAGCCACCGCCAGTGAGGCATTCTTTAGCAGCAGTTCCTTGGTTTTGTTCAGCGTCTTAATGTCTGGCAGCGCAGTCATCAACGGGCCACGGCCATAGATTTCGCCGGCGACCTTCATGTACCGCGAGATCACCCAAGGTGAAGTCTTGCGACGGCGGTAAACCAGTTCGTCTTTGCCTTCCTTCCAGATAACGTGGTAGCAGTAATCGCCACGCTTGGCATCAAAGATTGTCGCCTCCAGCAGCTCGACATCGTCGGTCGGCTTCTGCTCAATTAAGCGCTGCAGCGTGTCCGGTATTTTCGCGTCTGGCCACTGGCGCTGGATCGACTCAGCCTTCATGCGCATCCGGCGGTAGACGTTATCTACTTGACCGTTCGCGCCTTCCTCGTAGCTGACCAAAAACAACGGCACAGGCACAAAGTTAATCGGAGCAACATCGTCACCAGGCTGCACCATCATGCAAGCCGTGCCAACTGCCAGATCCAGCAGGAATTCACCGATAGCAATGTCAAAGTTTGATTGCTTCAGTACAGCAAACATTTGATCGCTGTAGACATCCAGCACTGCCTGCAGTTGTTGGCGGCGCTCTGTCGGAATCGACGGGCCTGGCTCTAACCTGCACCACTTGCGCTGTGGTGGAAACACGACAGACTGCAGCCGGTTGGCAAAGCGTTGGGTCGAGTTGATAGCAGTCGAGTCAAACACCCGAGCCATCTTCTTGCTGCCGGTAGCGCCACCTTCCCAAACGCCATAAAGCTGTCGCTGTGGCAAGGCAAACTCGTAGGCATCCTGGTACAGCTGCTGAAACTCATCCTTTTTGGTCTGAGC